GACTACATGTGCAGCAACCACAGCTTCCCGGTCGTGGCTCGTGACCGTATGCATCGGGCTTTGCACATCCAACGGCCGGCCGCCGCCGTAATACTCCACCAGATTCGCGCAGGTAAGGCCGTAACGGTTCGCGGCGTCCACCGTGCAGATGGGCTTATCTAGGCCAGCCGCTCGGGCGTTTTCTGTTTTCTCCGTGTGATACTGGATCAGTGACGAGGCAACAAGGCAGGCCTCTTGTTTCGATACAGTCGTAGGTGCATGCTCGTGCAGGCTCCTTATTCGATTCCCGCCCCCGGTCTGTCCAATGCACATCAGCGACGTGGTTACAAGCATCTGACCGCCGCCACCGCCTGTGCGGACGGTGTTCATCGGCGCGGAGACCGGCGCCCCGACACTGTTGCTGGTATTTGTCATCGTCAGCGGAGCGAGAATCGGCCGGCAAATGCCTCCGGTGTGCTTTGCCGTAATCGTTTTACACGGCTCTTGGCTATCCGTGACGTGCCCACCTCCTGAATGGTTGCACTCAACGATGAACGGCGCCCCGGATTTGATCGTGAACTTGTCCACGCCACGAATGATGCGGCGCATGGTGTTGTCCGCCAGCGGCCGGACGGCGGAAATGCCGTACCGCTCGTGGATTTCATCCTTCGTCGAAAAAATCGAAGGGCACGGCAGCGACCAGTCGATGATCTCCGCGGCGCTGCGCCATGGCAGCAGTTTTCCGCTGCGCACTTCCGCACTGTCTCGCGGGGCGTGTGTGCGCTCCGGCCAGACGATCGCACGTCCGTCGCAGCGGGCAATCAGCACCAGCCGACGTCTGGTAGTCGGCGCACCATAGTCGGCTGCCACCAGCTCGCGCCATTCCACGCTATATCCCAGTGCCCGAAGCTGCCCGACAAACTTCTGGAACGTCGTACCGGCCAGTTTCTTTACCGGCTTCCCCTTACGCACCGGCCCCCACGTCTGGAACTCTTCGACGTTTTCAAGGATGATGACGCGCGGGCGCACCTTCGCCGCCCAGCGCAGGACGATCCACGCGAGGCCCCGGATTTTGCGGTCAACAAGCGCCGCGCCCTTTGCCTTTGAAAAATGCTTGCAGTCCGGCGAGAACCATGCCAGCGCCACCGGCCGACCTCGGCAGACCGCCTCCGGATCTACATCCCAGACAGATGCCTGGTAATGCTCCGTGTACGGATGGTTCGCTTCGTGCATCCGGATCGCTGCCGGGTCGTGATTGATCGCCGCATTGACGATTCGCCCCAGCGCCAGCTCAATTCCCGTGGACGCGCCGCCGCCACCGGCAAAGCTGTCAACGATGATCTCGCCGTCAAGTGTCTCCTGTGTGCGCAGCATCATGTCGCCTCCCCCGCGCCGAGTGCGAGCTGCCCGGCGGCATACAGCTCGTACACCGTCCGGCCGCGATCATCTGCCATATACGGCAGGAAGATCTGCTGCATCGGCACATCACAGGATTCGATCAGCGCCATTTGCGCCAGCACCCAGTCGCGCACGTTCCGCCACGCAGTCATTTCCGCCTGCTCGCGGTCGGCCTTGATCTTCTGATTTGCAAACACTCGCAGCGTTCCGTCTACGGCCGCCGGCAGGCGGAAGCCACGCGGCCCAACCGGCGTGTCGATCCCAAACGCGATCGCCTGCGGCTTGCCATTATCGTAGTCAATCATGATCTTGGTGGCGCCGTGGCGTGCAAGCGCGCCTTGGATTTCCCCGATGGACGTATATACGTCCACTTTCGTCGTATAGTTTTTGATTGCCATGTGCCCACCTCACTCCGGATCGCCGAGAAACCGGATCACGCCCTGACGCAGCTGCACCCGGTACGGCTCCAGCTCCACGGCCGTCATGTACTTATGGCCGAATAGTTCTTTCATGTTCTGCCAGTCCTCCCACATGACACGATACACTGCGCGCCCGCGCAGGCACACCAGCACAAACGCCAGCGCGCCCATATTGGCGTGCGATTCCAGTGCACGCGCCTGCTCTTCCGTGACCGCACTTTGCATGATGCGGTCTTTGTCCGTGGCCTTGGCCCCGAACACTACGCTGCTGCCGCC